TAATACTTGGACGAGCGAGCATGACACATATAGAGAAGCGTATATAAAGACATCCTTACAGATGCAACAGCGTCTCCGTGCCTCCAAATACAATTTAAAACTAGAGAAGGAGTAAGGGATATGAGCACTAAGTTGGTAAGGCTATATTATAAAAAGCGCAAAGATTTCTACTATTGGAAGCGAGCAGCGCTAAACTCAATGGGCTTTTATACTTACTGTGTGATAACTAGTGTCCCTGACAACGCTAAAGAGAATGGTAACCTATGCACTGCTACTTTCGCGATGGATGGGTATCCAGACAGTGACCTATACCTAGTAAACGATACCTATCAGTTTCGCAACGGCAAAGAGGTTAAAGCAGACCGCACCCCATATCCCCTCACTTACGATGACATGAATAAGATACTAAAGGGCAAGAAAAACTTTAGAGAGCTCGACTTTAGAGTACCGGTATTTACCTTGGGCGAGATAGTAATACTCAACGAACCTGACGGACGCGAGATTGATGGTAAAGAACGTGCACCTCGTAAATGGTCAATTGAGTATGAGGAGTTCACAAGCATTCGTAAAGCAGCCAAACGGGCTCGTCAGGTGTTGGATGAGCAATATAGGAAGGACCAGGATGCCTAACAACAAACCTAAACAAGACGATGAAGAGCTGCGGAATATCGTAGCATATGGGCTGCACCAGAGCGGGCTGTGGCCCTACCCAGAGTTTGTCGATCTATTCCTAGCAGTGCTCACTGACGAAGGCACAAAAGAGCAGGTAGATAGGGCTGATGAACTCATTAAGGGTGGCTTGAATAAAAAGAGGATGGAAGATCTCTACGACCGGGTCGTCTACCTAAAGAAAGAACTAGAGGCATTGAAATGAGCGATGCTACCTCTATATCTAGTAAGACAATTGAAGACTTCTTTTGCGACTGGGAGAGTCAAGCCTTCGGCTATGGATACGGTACGGGTGAAGAACATACCCTCAAAGTTCTTAAGAATCTATCAGATGCTGTTGAATGGAACGAGAGTGGCGATAACTACACCTATGACTATCAGAAGATTGAAAAGATGCTAGGCGAACAACAAACGTGGCTACTTATCAATATACTCTGCGGTAATGGTGATATTGAGTACGGCAGTAGTCCACGCTACGGATGGTTTTATGGCCGAGGCAAAAATCTAATAAACTTTTTGAAGCAACACACGGTTGGTGAACTATACGATATGACCAGTCGAGATAGCGGCTATAGCCATTGTTTTAGCGATTATTGTAGTTGTGGATATGAGCAACTCCATCAAAGATGTAAGAATAACCCATTTTGGAACGATAATAACAATTTTGAACTGATCGGAATGGCTAAGGAGTCATTATGAGTAAGCAGCAAGATGAATTACGAGAGAGGATATGTGACGAATTCAATAGATTCAGCTACTCGGTTTTAGGGGACTACGACGACATGCCAAGGCGTGTAGATGCTATTGAGAAAATCATCGACTCTGAGGTACAAGCGGTGTTAGATAAGATAGACGAAGAAAACCGCACCTACTATCAAGTAACCCAGTTTAATCGCGCTAGTTTACAGCGTGACAAGGTAAGTAGGACCATCGAGGAAGTGAGAAAAGACTATGAGTAAAGAATCTAATGTAGAGAAAACCACGAATCCGCCTAAACGTTATAGCCTCTATCTGCAAGCAAGGTCTATGCGAGATAATGATAGATCGATGCCCTACATAGCGAAAAAGCTTGGTATGAATAGTGCCTCAAGTGTGGCCAGTCTTCTAAAAAGATACGATTGGGTGGAGGCTTGCATAGTATCTGAAACATTCAAGATCGAGCAAGCTTACGGTATTTGTCGCAACTGTTATGGTAAAGGAACTCAAGGGAATGACGAGAAAACAAAATACTGTGATTGCCCACGCGGTAAGCAGCTAGAGGCTCTCATAGCATCTGAGAAAACATCGCTCCTCGAAAGGTTAAAATATGAGGCAGACAGAACATTCGGGAATGTGAAGCAGCTTATTTACACAGAGCTAGACGAAGCCGAAAGGTCTACCCTCACACAGGAGAAGAATGAATGATCACGCATGTAAGATTATGGGATAAACAGCTTGTAGAATGTACCGTATTACGCGAAAAGTGGTTTTTAAGACTTACAGCCTACCGGATCAAGCACATAGGAAAATATGAATACATAACTACTGAAATTAGGTGGTATCCATCCTGGAGAATAGTAGAAATTAGTAATCAGGGAGAAGATAAGCGATGAGTAAACCTAAATGGTACAACTGGACCGGAAATAGTATGTGGGACGGCTATTGCTTTATGGCATGGGTATTCGTAATCATACCAGCTGCGTTCTTCTTACTATTCATCTTCCTTGGTGCAATCTTAGGATGGGTGAAGGTTGCCTAATCAAATCTTATGGGAGTTAATGACGTGAGTAAAGAAGACCCTACAAAAATAGTATTACAGACTAATGTAAAAGCAGATCGCGATCCAACTATTCAGCGGATGTCAGGCGTAACAAGAGAAGGCAACAAGTCTTTTGATGTGCCATTTATGAGTCACATCGAAGGAAATCTCTACCAAGGCGGCTGTCAAAACGGTTTAATACTTCCGCTATATGTTAAGCATGTCATTAGCTTGTATAAATGGGAGCAATACACCATCAAAAGCGATCTTAAGAGCTACATGGTTGTTGAGATGTTTGATAGTCAAGACCAGGGATTCGAGCAGGTAGAGGCAATTGCAGATTGGGTAGCACTTTGTATGAAAGACGGCCCAACACTTGTTCACTGTCAAGCAGGACTCAATAGAAGTAGTCTGATAGCTGCTAGAGCGATGATGAAGCTCGGCAAAACGGCAGACGAAGCAATTAGTCTATTGCGGTCACGACGTAGTGACGCTTGTCTTGCCAATGAATCATTTGAAAGGTATCTGAGGAGTTTGTAATGGCAGACACACCTAATAAAGAGGACGGGCTAGACCCACTACTAGTAGAAGCGACCGAGTTTGTTATGACTGACCCAGTGCTTAAGGTATATAGTAGCCGCCAGCCAAGCCACTTCATGCGGCTAATAGAGAAGATGTTAGATTTCTATAAGTCTCGTGAAAACCCCCTTAAGGAAGACCTCAAAGTGGTTGGTGAAGAGAATGAACTGAACTGCGATGATGGCTTCGAACACACAATAGGTAGGAATGCCGTCGACTCAGGACACGGTGCCCGTCCTAGTGGGCCACAGATATGCTTAAAGTGTAAGCGAACACTTAGAGAGATAGTCGAATCTCGTGACCAACGCGTAGACTTGGAAGCACGGATAGAAGGGGCAAAAGCTGTTTGCGAGATGTTCAAATCAAGTCCCGACCCAATATTAAGCTATGAAAAATATATGAGGAGATTAGAAAATGAGCAAGCTAGTTAAAGTAGTCGCTGTATATTACGACGAAGAGCCAGAGTACCCAACTGTTAATACGGGCCTTGTTCTCGAACTCGAAGACGGTAGGATGCTAAGACATGCGCAAGACGGATTTGTAAAGCCTTTTGAAGAGGTAGTCCTTAAATCACAAAAGGAAGAGTAAATGAGAAGATTACGCAGTGGTATGAGAGTATACGCGCTTTCACCTCCTAAGCCGCCATTTGAGCACCTATGGCTTAGACCTCTTCACATAGGTATGGTGTGGGGACAGGGGCAGGATGGGAGTGACCTTAAAGAATGGGTTACTGTTTCAGCAAAGAGCGTTACGAGGTTTAAAACGTATGCTCGATTACGACACTATCTAGTAAAGTGATATAGGAGTATAAAGGATGTCAGATTTAGATAAGAATATATACAAGATACTTAAGGAGGTTGACTCAGAGGATAGATTTGATGAGAGCTTTATTAATCTCCAGGTGTTATCAGTTAAGTCCGCATTTCTTAATGAAGGCTGGACTGCTAGCCAAGACTCTGAACATACATCATTCAATCGTGGTGTTATTTGGGCCACTGAATACCTGACGAATAAAAGATTGGACGAGGCCTCAGGTATAGAAGATGAGTAGCAAGCTGAAATACAAGGTAAAAACGTATGATGTCCGTAGGGATCCGTATATTATTACCTTATCAGAACAGATTAATACACTAACTGTTTCGGTTAGAGCCTCAGACGCACAGGAGGCACTAAGGCTTGCTAAAGAACGTACTGGCAGAAGCGGAGGTATTGTTATTGAGGTTGAGAGTGATGATTAAACCTCATCTATCACAGGGAGAAGAGTAAACAGTGAGATACACTATCAAACCTGGTGAGAAAAACAGAATAGTCTATAGAGACTCTATGATTTCTGCTATTCGATCAGGTTCAGAGGTGATGTGTTATCTATGCAACAAACGAATACGCTATCCTAGTGATTTCACAGTAGACCATATAAATCCTAAGTCTAAAGGCGGCGCTAGTAGTTTTAGGAACTTTGCACCCGCTCACGAGAAGTGTAATAAACAAAAGTCTAATAGGGTTTTATGAAAGGAGTAAATATGAACCTTAAACTATCAAACCAAACTATAGAACTAGATACACAGAAACTAACTAAGGAAGACAAGAAGAAGCTTATTGAGGCTTTAGAGGATGATACTTGGCCTAAGAAAGGCGATGAGTACTTCATCATCAATCGCAACACAGTAGATGGATACATTTGGGGTGATGATAGTATTGACCAAGGGTATCTATCCATTGGAAATATCTTCCGCACCAAGCAAGAAGCCGAAAAACACCTCACCTATCTCAAAGCCCTTCAAGTACTTAAGGGAGATACTAAGGGGTACGAGTGGAAGTATAGAGAACAAGACTATGGATACGTTGTGACTTATAGCTGTATATTCAAGACTTTCCATTTTGAATTTGGAACTATGGCGCGTGAATCACAAGTAAGGTTTAGAACAGAAGAAGATGCTAAAGAGTCCGTCAAACTACATGAAAAGGAATGGCGCATTGTACTAGGAGTCGAGTAACGATAGAATGAAGTAAATATATAACATTGGATCTGAACTTTGGCTTATGTCTCGCGCGCACTATATACGTAACCATTCCCGTCTTATCACCCTCACCTGTGAGTGGTACGATGGCCGTCACTATACATACGAGTATAAGTTCATTGGAGACGTTATAGACGCGATCATATCATGCCATGAGAATGTTGTATGGTCAAAGCTCGAATCATTCAGAATAACAAATATGAAAGAAGAAACAACATAACTACCTACGGGTAGTTTTTTATTAGGGAGAAATAACATGGATCAAACAACTCTCATAGGACTAGCAACAGTCTTATGGGTTTTAGGTGCAATAGTAAGTGCTATCACAGTGGTACTTGCAGTAATAGGCTATTTAGTCTACGTAATAAGAGAGAAGTATAAGGAGGAGTAATGGATTTAAACCAAGTATCAATCGTCGGACGAGCTGTTAAAGATGTAGAGCTACGTACTACCCAAAACGGTAAGAACATCGCAACCATTAGTGTAGCGAGTAATGCACAAGGAGAGCGTACCAACTTCTTTGACGTGATTGTCTTCGATAAGTTAGCGGAGATTGCTTCTAAGTATGTAAAGAAAGGTAAGCAGATTGCTGTATCAGGTAACTTGCAGCAACGTAGCTGGGAAGATAAGTCTGGTAACAAACGCTACACTGTGGAGATTATAGGCAGGACTATGCAGCTCCTAGGTAAGAACGAATCCCAGTCAAACGACGAGGTAGTAGAAGACATTGACGACAAGCCTATTGATTTGTCTAAAATCCCTTTCTAACGCTACATATAGCGTCTAATCTTGACAAACACTAGCATTGTACGCTATACTAGGAGTAACTATTACCACAAACAGTAAATCCTAACCCAATTTTAACAAGCCCTCAAACGGGCTCATGATCTTATCCCAAGCGGCAAACTTTGGGTATTTTTGTGAGCCTATCTGAGGGCTTTTTTATTTACAATTCACATCTCATATTCGCGGCCAAGTTAAGTTAGGAGAAGATTAGATGAGTGAAGCATCAGACCGTGGTGTATCTGTTTTATCAATAGATACAATCCACACACAGCTTAGTTACATAGAAGGCGAAGTACTAACACATGTAGACGCAGCGTTCCAGGATATAGAACAGCGTAATGCATACAAGTCCCTAATGCGTACCCTATTCAAGAATCGTCACCGATGGTTCGATGAACTAGCGTATGGAGCAAACTATTCTGGCGCAATAGGTTCTAGCAATGGCGAGTTGTCACTACCAGAAAAAACCAAAAGTTAAGCATATAACAAGGGCGTCTGCTCGAGCTCATGCCGATGCACACCAGAAGCATACAAATATACGAGTTGACGTATACAAGTGTCCCAAGTGCATGTTTTGGCATGTTGGAAGACACAGGATCACAAAGAGCGATAAAAAGAATTTGTGTAGGCATGATAAAGCCGATGATTTGCTAGTAGGCAGACTCATCGAAGCCCTTAAAAACTTACTGAATAAATAGTTAACCGCCTTGGCCGTGGTTACGAGATGTGAATTACTTTAACAATTTACTAATCTGCGAGTCGTATGTTCTACGACTGCACCTTGCGTCGAGCGCACGATCAAAAATCAGAAAGGGAATCCGTGTTACCCTCCACGGGTTGGTTTTTCATTATATTCCTCTTCAAATCTTCTGGCCGGAAGTAAACACGTGCGTCTCGCAGATTAGTTGATTAGCAAACATAACACGGAGAGTGTATGCCTAACAAACGCAGCATAGATATGACAAGCATCTTCAAGCCTGAGGCTATTAGCAAGCTTAAACAGGGACAGGTACTTACCTTTCAGCAGGAAGATGGCGAACATCACTGGAAAATCAAGATCACTAAAGACAATCGTGTATTAGGTAAAGAGATCATTATGGGCAAGCCTGAGGGGTTGATGATTGTGGAGGACGAAAAGTGATGGAAGATTGGCACGTACAGCTTAACGAAGAACCCGGACGGCTTGGTTACAATGTCTTCATCTTCCGCGTTACTGGTTCTGGCAAGCGAGAGTTCGTTACTAAGGGTGGCAAAGAGATTCAACAGATAACTATAGGGTACGACGTTAAGAAGGACATTACATTCGCTTTTCTAGAACACGATCAGCTTAAAGCTTTAGCAGATGCCTTCTCGAAAAAAGGGTTCAAGACTGACAACGATCACAAGATCGAAGGATTGCTTGAGGCTACTAAATATCACCTAGAAGATATGCGTGCACTAGCACTGAAGAAAGGTAAGAGATGAGTTTACAAGAAGAACAATTTAAACAGGTTCTGAACGAACTCAATGAGAGGAAAATCTTTGCTGCCACTGACCCCGTAATTCCTACTAAACCACGAGTCATTCAAATCTGCGCAACTAAGTACTTCCTATATCGACTATACGATGACGGAAGCGTAACTATCCAACATAACGGTGGGTCTGCTACTACTGATGAGGTCAAGCTATGAGCAACTCAATCACCTTAGCTATCAAGGCCTCTCAACTCCGTCAAGGTATTCCTTTATCAGACCCCGAACAAGTTATCTTACAAACCAAAGTAGTTAAAGAGGTAGAGAAAAATGAAGACGAATCTTAGCGACGAGAGACGAAGCTTTCTCACAGATTACAAAGAACTTTGTATTAAACATGGGTACCAGATAGTCGGGTGTGGTGAATGTGATAGTGCTTGGCTTCAGAAGATAGATCACGACTTACTGATCGTCCCTTTACTTGGTGGTGTTGATAGCCGTAATGAGGAATATCACCCAGGTAGAATACAGTTCATATCACCTGACGACATTAATAAATATGAGGTTGTAATCTAATGCGAGTCACCGTAGACACTGGGGTGGATGAAGATGAGTAGTTTCCCATTCGTATTCAAGAAGAAAAGAGATGACACTGTAGGCCTACCTATTGATACATCCACTATCGAGTTGGCCGCCAGGCTTAAGATGCACAGCATCTCCCTCAACTACAACATAGATCGTCTTACATCTAAGTACTACGCATCAGTTCGTTACTGTGAGTACCCAGAAGACTATAAGAACAAAGGTATGCAGAGAGAGATTAACATAGATGCGTCTAGCTGGCAGGAACTTATAGACAAAGTGGCTGATTGCCTAGGAGAGGGAGATGAGTGATTTCGATGAGAAGCTAAAAGAAGAGCTCAGAGTATCTATTAAAATCCTTTTAGAACATCTATCTGCTTGCGGATACCATGAAGACGACCCGGTAAACTATATCATCATGTTCGACTGTTTTAAACGTGCTGGGTGGATCAAGCCATCATTTAACGTATACACGTCTCCAAACCCGAACGAACAAACTGAGGAACAGAAAGCTCTGTCTGATAAGATATTCGCAAACTCGGTTCCATTCGTGGAGACTATGACTGGCCAAGAGTGGTACGAGAAGTTTGAAGCCGAGCTTAATAACTTGACTTTTCTTTCTCTCCAGACCGACAAGGGCGAAATTACTGATCTACTAGGCAGGTCCACAGTAATCGCGGCCGCTAAGAAAACCTCAGGTATAAAGTAATGACTAATAAAGAAATATTAGCAAATGCAATTAAGAAAGCCGTAGACAATGGTTGGAACGGTGGTGGATATGATACTTCCGCAGTATTTAATTACGATGAATACAGCGGTTCCACAATTCATATCATGACCTGTCAGGCAGGTAGCCTCAAAAGCTTTATTTATCATTCCATCGTAGAAATTATCTATAATCATTCATTCGCCAAAGCTCTATGGGGTGATGGAAGCAAAGTAATGATGGGGTCAGCCCCTAACCACTTTGAATCAGATGGAATACTGTGGCTTGGCGGCGCACCTTGGGAGTATCACCTCCAGCACATGGTGATCTCTGATGACCCTATTAAATACCTAGGAGAACATATCTAATGGCTAGACCAACTGTAATGACACCAAAAGTCATAGAGAAACTAGAAGAAGCATTTGCCTGGGGTTGTAGTGACATAGAGGCTTGTTTATGGGCTGATATTGCACCTGCAACACTCTATCAATACCAAGATAAAAATCCAGCATTTACAGAGCGTAAGGCTAACCTCAAGGAAAAACCTGTTTTGTTGGCACGTAAATCAGTGGTATCGAGCCTTCCCAAGGACTCTAAGCTTGCCATGGATTACCTATCACGTAAGCGCAAGGACGAGTTCAGTATTAAGTCTGAGCTCAATGCACGAGTAGAGCTACCTACGCCAATCCTAGGTGGAATGAGCGTTGATAAATCGCCTGATGATATATCGAACAAATAGAAGTGCCAGAATATACGGCATTACATAACTAACCAGTCGAAAATAGCAATATTTAACATCAAGGATGATATAAGTGCCTTATCTACCAACTACATCACTTAAGAAAGTGCTCGCCCTAAAGAAAGACTTTAGGCTGGTGGCTGGTGGTACTTCTGCATCTAAGACTATATCTATCCTTCAAGTGCTTATTGACACAGCCCAATCACGTAAGAACATCCTCATTGATGTGGTGTCGGAGACCATGCCCCATATGCGAGGTGGGGCAATGCTTGACTTCGAGAACATTATGAAAGCCCATAACTACTGGGATGAAGCTAGATGGAACAAGACCCTCACAACCTATACGTTTGAGACCGGCACTAAGATGCACTTCTTCTCAGCAGACGCACCAAGTAAGGCACACGGTCCACGACGTGACATCCTCTACGTTAATGAGGGTAACAACATCCCATACGCTATCTTTGACCACATGGCTACTCGTACACGCGAAACTGTATGGGTCGACTGGAATCCCTCGGTGGAGTACTGGGCGTACACAGAGATCATGCAGAACCCATTGTATGCAGGTATGTTCGATTTCATTACTCTCACATACAAGGATAACGAAGCCCTTGATGATAAGACTGTAATGAAGATCGAAGCCCACAAAGGCAATGCTGGATGGTGGAAGGTATACGGTGAAGGTCAACTCGGTGAGATCGAAGGGCGTATCTACACAGGGTGGAAGTGGATTGATGAAATACCACATGAGGCACGGTTTGTTAAACGTGGGCTAGATTTTGGGTACACAAACGACCCAACAGGTATTGTTGATGTTTATGAGTACAATGGTGGATTTATATTTGACGAACGCTGCTACCAGTATGGTATGAGCAATGAGGACATCGCAGAGTTTGTTAAGTCCCTACCTGACCCGAACAAGCTAATCATTGCAGATAGTTCCGAGCCTAAGAGTATTGCTCGGCTTAAACTACTTGGTCTTAATGTACTCCCAGCTAATAAGGGTCAAGGTAGTATTAATGTTGGTATCGACTTTGTACAATCCAAACCAATCTCAGCCACTAAGAGCAGTACAAATCTTAAGAAGGAATACGAACGGTACATATGGATGAAAGATAAGCTTACGGATAAGTTCATCAACCAGGCACCAGATATTGATAACCACTTGCTTGACCCTATACGTTATGCTCTTGAGTCTTACTTCCCAAGAGATGATGACGATAACGATTACTCATCAGGTGATACAACAAGCTTAATTTACTAAGGAGGTCTATGAGCGATAAGGACAAAGAGATACTTTTGGCAAAGATAGATGCATTACGCTGGTCTTTCTCCGATACTCAGCTTCAAGCAATTATGAGCACCTTGAATGACTTGGTATCTTCTATACCTTCAACTGATCGTAACGAGATTGGCTTTAGAGGAAAGGGCAACGATAAATGAACATCAAATACGGACAAAAGCTAGTAGAGACTACCTACTACGACAGTAAACCCACCACAATCGAGCGATACATCTCACGCGAAGAGGTAACCTCTGACTCTGATGAGCTGGCTATGTTTATCAAACTACAGCAAGAGAACAAAGGATGTAAGCACATAAAGTTCGAACGAGATATATCTAGTAAGGGCAAACGCTACGTAATCAAGACGTGGGAGGTATGACGTGTCTAAAGGTGGAATTGACATCTACCAATACCCAGATGGTAGATACCGCTTGCGTGTGTTCAGAAAGAATACGAGACACTATCTTGGTATGTTTCCCTCATATGAAGATGCAATAGCCGCACGAGAGAAGTTCCTTATAGACACTGATAATGGACAGCTATGCGTAGAACCAGAGGCCCCGATGTATACCAAGAGATGGTTCGAGCAGCAAGCAGATAAGCAGCGTATAGACTTTGCATCGCGCTACATGAACTAATTTTTACCAATAAACGACTGCTAATATAACATAAAAGGCTACTGACACACAGGGTCGCAAACCTAAGGAATGTGTCAGTGCCCTTCTTAACAAAAGACAACTTCAAAGAACGATGGGAGAGCTCCAAGGCGTATATGACGCCATTCTTTGATCCGTTGTCTGAATATGAGCGTATTGCTCGTAACCGTCCTCACCCCGGTATCAACAAGTCATACCCAAAGAACACTGACGGGACTATGGCTGGTATTGTTGATAGCCTGCCTAAGCGTGTTATCCAGCAATTACCTTCGGGTAAAGTAGAGACTACCCAGGGCACGGTGATGAGTATCGTCGCCAACTTCGTACTTTACAACGACATTATCCCTAACGCCAACTTAGACGCTGATGCTATCCAGAAGTGTTGGGCAGTTGTATCTAAGTCTATGACCTTTGGTGCCATTGGCACCATGAACTTATTCACAAAGCACGATTACTCATATGGTGCTGATTTTAAATACTTCTACGTAAAAGACGGCTTCTTTCAATCAGGTAAGCTTACGTTCCAATCATGCGACTATTTCTTTGTTCGTGCGTGGTACCAGAAGAGTGACATTGAAGCAATCATCGACCGTATGCAGAAGCAACGTAAAGCTTCTCGTGAACGTGGTGAAGCATACGACGAGGAGTGGAATCTACCTGCTCTTAAACGACTTAAAGACTGGTGCCAAGAGAAAGCCGAAGAAGCTAAGTCATCGGGCGAGAAAGAACGTAGTGCACGTTCAGAAGCTATCGAGGTTATACATGGCTTTCAAAAAGGCGTAGGCGCTAAGTTCTTTTCTTGGGCTACAGGTCCAGAAGAGTTTATCTGTGAGCGTGTGAACAAAGACCCACGCGGCAAGATGCCAGTTAACTACATGTATACAACCCTCGACTTCGAGAACCCACTCGGTCGGGGCGTTATTGAGATGTCTGGTGGTATGCAGAACGTTATCGACTCAATGCTACAGAGCTACCAGTACAACCGTGCTCTTATGCTAGCCCCGCCTCTTATTAAGCGTGGTAACTGGGATAAATCTAAGGCTAAACTACAGCCTAACGCAATTATTGATCTTGGTTCAGATGAGAACAGTACCCTTGAACCATTAACCCTCGACACCACTGCTTTATCTAACTTTACCCAGGACTACGGATTGTTTAAGTCCCAGATCCTTGCACTTAACAACAACGGCGACACTTCTACCTCATCCGAAGTAGGTAACCCAGGGTTCTCTAAGACCTCAGCTGGTGTACAGGCACAGCAGCTAAAGCTTGGTGTGTCAGATAACTACATGCGCAAACAGTTTGAGGCGTGGTGGTCAGACAACTGCGAGACGATGCTTAATATCCACTTCTCTAACAAGCATGGTCTTGAAGAGATTGAACTCGACGACGACACAGCACGTAAGGTACGTGAGATCGACCCTGAGCTCGTAACCGATGATAACAAGTACACAATTAACTACGACGAATACACTGAGATGCTTCGATTTACTGTCGATGCTTCTACCTCAGACAAAGAGTCAGACGAGAAGCAGATGGAGAATATCGACACTATTCTCGAGCGTGTACAAAACTCTCCTATGCTTCAGGCAATTATGCAGCAGTACCCAGAGAAACAGGCCGAACTATACAACAAGGTTATCGCTCTATCTGGTGTAGAGGATGCTGAAGCACTCCAGGTAGACGCTAAACAGTTTGCAGAACAGATCAAACAGCAACAGGCTATGGCTGAACAGCAAGCGGCACAGCAACAGATGATGCAGTCCCAAATGGCTCAGCAGAGTCAGCAGCTACCTCAGGACGCACAGCAAGGTTCTGACCAACAGATGCAACCTCAACAACCTCAAGAAGAGATGTCTGAGATACCAGATATGCAGACTCTTGAAACGGCACAAGATCAGCCTGAAGAACAGGGTGAGGAACAGCTTGAACCTCACGAGATGATGCTCGTACAAGGTCTCCAGGACCGCGGTCTACCAGATGACGTTATCGAACAGGCGATTGTAATGATGCGCCAAGGTATTCCTGATGACGAAGTACTACAGGTAATCGCTCAATCTATGCAACCACAAGGAGGTATGTAGTGGAAGACTTTATTCCTAACGACGGAGCTGTGTTCGATCCATCTGCAATCCCAGCAGAACAGGAGAAAGAGAACCGCGAGTACATCAACAAAGCTGAGAGTTCATACCCAGTTATCAATGACCTTATTGAGGACTTCGAACAAGACATCGCCGACGCGGATTCTATCACAAAGCTCGGTATCACATCCGCTATGCCCCAGATACAGGTACAGATTATTACGACAGCTAACGAGAAGTATGTAGAGAAACTTAAAACGAAACTGGAGGCACTTAAAGCTATGGCTGAAGCCGTAAAGCAATAGGTGGTTTGCTTTCAGTTCGTACTCTTACTACGGATTGAAAGGAGATCATCCAGCTCCACGGCTCGTGCCCGTACGCACGTAAAACAATAAGGAGAACATATGCCTGAATTAGATTCAGCAACAACTGACGTAAACCCAATGGACGCTCTCGACTTCAGTGAAGAAGAGACACCAACAGAGGTAGAGACTCAAGAAACTACCACCGAGGACTCGTCAACCGAAGAAAACAAAGACGAGACGACTAATCAAGAAGAGGAAACAGAAGGCGATAAGTCTGAGGAGCCCGAGGGCGACGAAAAAGAACAAGCCGATGAAACAGAACCTGATGATGAGTCAAAACCTAAGAACTCGGCTCAGAACCGTATTAGGTCTCTTGCAAATGAGAACCGCGCACTGAAGCAGCAGGTTGAAGCATTAAATGCTCAATTCTACCAGCCTCAGACAGCGGAGCAGTTGCAAGAGAGTGGAATGGATGAGACACAAGCTCAAATCGAGGTATTACGCCAAGAGAGGCTTATGGATCAGGCTAATGCTCATATCACTGCGTTAAACACTGATTTGAACATGGAAGCCCTACAAGTTGCACATGACTTTCCAGTATTCGACCCAGACAGCAAAGAGTACGATCCGAAATTTGCTGAAAAGGTACGAGACCAATGGATTGCCGCATCTGGCCTCACCACTGACCCTAACACCGGCTTCATTACCCAAGCCCGAGTCCTTCCGTACGATTTTTATAAAAGCTATGCAGAGGCTCGCGAAGAAGGAAAGAAACAGGGCGCAATCGCTGGTAAGCGTGACTATGAAAGAACCGCTAGTGCAGCAGATGTAACCCCGATCGCCTCACCGAAAGATGAGAAGAAAGATCCTTTGATGGAATCCCTCCTTGCAGATTAACAGGAGTTAAAAAATGGCAGTTATGCCTTTTGCCGCTTCTCACCTAAAAGTAATTGATGAGAAGTATTTCGTAAAAGCAAAGACTGACATCGTTATCAACAAAGGCATCCGCCTAGAGTTTGATGGACGACGTTCAGTAACAATCTACAACTTTAGCACTGTAGCTGAAGTTGACTACGTCCGAGATGGTGCAAACCGCTTCGGTCAGCTCGTAGAACTAGGTCTTGGTACACAAACTTTCACCCTTTCACAGGACAAGGCTTTTACCTACACAATCGACCGCGGTAACTACGCAGACAACATGATGGTCAACGAAGTTGGCTCAACAGTTAAACGACAGGTTCGTGAAGTATCTGTGCCTACAACTGACAAGTACCGCCTTGCAACTATGCAGGCATACGCAGTTGCTAACAGCCAGACCGACACACCTGCAGTTATTACGACTTCAAACTCGTACTCAACATTCGTTAACCAGGTAGCAGACCTCTACGACACTGACTCAGTAGAGCCAGACAACCTCGTAGCGTTCATGACTCGTGCAAAGTGGAACCTACTCCGCCG